GTAGAAATAGTCAATTGATTACTTTCTGGTTTCCATCTTTCAATGACACCCACTTGACCAATATCATCAATGACAGTCTCACCATTGAAGAATTGATTCTGTTTTAAGAAAGTTCTAAATCTAGGAAAATGACTTTCCAATACAACTCTAGCAGCAGACTCTGCTGGAACCATCACACCTGGTACTCTATCTACTAGTTCCTCTGAAGGTAAAACAAACTCTATAAATGCATTAGCACCACCTATTTGACCACTAGCTGCAGTAATAGTCCATAATTTATATCCATATTCTTTTGAATTATATCCTCTACCAGTGCTTCCTAATCCAACACTAACATTTTCAAGTAAGAATTTCTCTCCAACAGCAAATCCACCTGCTTCAAAATCTGATGCTTTACTAAATGTTCTATCAAAAAATAATCTGACAGTGTTTGGTAAATTTGTTGTTGTACCTGATCCATCACTACTATATGTTAAATCTCTAATACCAATTCCATTTGGATTACCAATAGGAACTATTCTAGGTTCTACATTATAGATTCCCTCTGTATTTTTAATTATTTTAAGTCTGTCTTCACCTAAAACCATCTCCAAATCAACATCACCTAAAACTTCTTTAGTAAAACCATCTATAACAACTAGATCAGGAGGAGCTGGATAATTTTGACCTTGGTAGGTAACTTCAATATAATCAAGAGAACTTAATCTATCAATTTCTATAATATCAGGGAGATTGGGAATAACCTTTAGAGTTCTATCAGAGGGATAGTCAAATCCTATGTTGTTTAACTTAGTGCCAGTTATCTGACCAATAGAAGATGTTTGAGCAACTAATATAGCACCACTTCCTATGCCAGATCTAACTGTCGAACCAACAGAAACTCCTGTGATTGTGGGAGGTTTTCTATAGTTCTGACCACCACTGTTTAATCTAAAGTCAACTACTGCACCTTGAGCAGTCTTAGATGTAGTCTCATAACTTATGTCTGCAACAGTTGGATCATATTGAGTTACATCTGGAGCAAATGGAACATCATATTTGAAACTTGTAGTTCCTATTCCAGTGATTCTGTAATTACCATCATAATAAGTTGGTTGTATATTAATTTGATTAAATTGAGAAACTGTAGTATCAATTTTAATCTCATTTTTAAGAGTGGTGATTTTGTCTATATTATCAACATTAAATTTATAGAATAATAAAGAAGGAACATCATCTGTCATGGATACTGTAACAATAGCATCTGAGTCAATACCTATTCTTCCTGAGGATTGAACTTCATAAGCATTATTCTGTTGTGTAGTTACAAATTCATCCAAATATTCTTTATCTTTAAAGAACTGTAATTTGAATGCAGAGTATGTTATTCCATCATCAGTGAATGACAATGAAGAATCTGATACATCAAATTTAAGTTGTTGATTTTTTCTAAGAAGAAGAGATGGATTAATTTTAGATAAAGTACC